TCGCTTCTGCTCCCCGGCTCAGAGGCTTGCATGAGACTGCCTCCGTCGACCTTGATCCAGTGATACTCAAGTCCGGCAGCCTTCGCCGCCAGCTCCAGCAATTCGCGGTCACTCTGCATCGCTGCCTCCGTTCTTCTGCGCGCCCGGTTGCGCGGACAGGGCTCGGATGGCTGCGTCGATCAGGCCCGGCGTGCGATGCGCAGGATCAGGCGTATCAGCGTCGGGCATACGGACATAGCCAAACTCAATGCCATTGCGAATAAACCGCTGCGCGGACTGCAGCGCCGCCAGCGCCTGCCCGCGCACCGCCTCACTGCCCCCGTGCACCGCGCACGGATGACGCAGGGAGCCGTCGCCGCTGGGGCAGGAGCATTGCGCCTCGCTGGCCTGGGGCGCGGCATAGATTTCGCCGCGATTCAGCATGGATGCCAGGATCAAGCGCGCCTTCTGGTCGCTTAGGTCCAGCCCGTTGCACTCACCCTCAATCCCCGCACGAAGCGCTTCCACCATCGGATTGGGGACTTCGCCCAAGGAATACAGGCGCTGCGCCTCCCCGGCTACAGGGGCGCTTTCTGGCAACGGCGAGTGCTTGGGCTTGTTGGCTTGCTTCGCGCGAATCTTGTCTCGGATAGCCGGGGCGCTGATCCGGGTCAGTTCGATATCTCCAGCTTGGTGCATGTCCAAACCATTGGCGAGGCACAGCGCCGCCAAAGTCACCATAACGCCGCCCACTTCCTGCCTCGGCTCACCAAGCGGCCGATTGAACACGTAATCGACAAGTTGATGCGCTTCGCTGGCGGTGGCCCCGCAAGCCTGGATAAGCTCAAGCGCTTCCTCGATAAAGCGGTGGTTGCGCTCTTGGCGGTCGGCGGAAATCGTCGGGCCGAAGCAGTCCATCATCCAGGGTTGCACGCGCCCCTGGAAGGTATCGGCTACAGGGGCGCTTGCCAGGGCGGCCGGTTCCCGCTCGCAATCGCAATTGTTCCGGGGAACGTCGCAGCAAATGCAGATGCGTTCCGGAACGGGCTTTGGCGGCATCGGGCGCATACCGCGCACCGCCCACTTGAACGCATCGCGGTCAGGTTGCGGACGGCCTTTGTGCCGGCCCAGACCCTTGATGCGGGCGTCCATTTCCCAATAGGCGCGCTCAAGCTCGTCCTCGAAATGGCTCTCTGCCGCCCGCTCATCGGCTACAGGGGCGCTTGCGCGGCGGCTCTCCAGCCACGCAGCGGTTGCTTCGTCTCCCAGCACATGCGCGAGCATATCGAACGTGATCGGGGCGATGACCCCTCGGCACATGTTGACGTGAACCGTTGCGGGGTCTTTCAGCATCGCCTGCACATCATCGGCTACAGGGGCGCGCAGCTTAGACAGCAGGGCGTCCTGCACAGCGACGCACGCCATCAGCAGCCCGTCGGGTGAGTACGCCTCTTCGGAATGCACCCCCCATGCGGCGGTGGCGATCGCCATCAATTGGTCATCACTGAACCGGATTTCATGCGTGATCGTCTCATCGGCTACAGGGGCGCGCAGCTTGGACAGAAGGGCGTAGGCGCGGTCGAATCCGGCCTCGAAGATGCGGCGGTTGTCGTTCGTGTCCATGATCCACGTGCGGGCCTTGAAATACTCATCGGCCGCGGCGACGCGTTCGCTTTCCTGAATGGCGGCTTCGTACTGGGCGGGGGTGTTGGTGGTCATGTCGTTTCCTTGATGGCGGCGCGCTTGCGCTGTATCAGCGCGGCGAGCTGTTGCCGGTCGATTTCAATAGCCCCTGCCGCGACGGCTTGCGCGCGCTTGCTGAGGCAGATGTCGTAGTGGCTGTGCGGAGTGCTGGCTTTCTGGTGCCAACGCCGCGCGACGCCGATCCTGTCAGCCATCGCGTGCAACTCGTCGTCGGTATCCGCCAGCATGTGGCACATCACCATCCTGCGATACGCGGCGCGCATTTTGTCCACGTACACGGCCATGTCTACCCCTCCTGCTGCTGAGAGGCTGCAATCCGCTGGTACTGCATGCCCGTAGCGTGCTGCCAAAGCTTTCCATGCGCTATCTTGGATGCCAGATCTACACTGATTCCCAGTTCTGCAGCGATAGCGGCGCGGCCCCATTCTTTCCCCCCTGCCATGCGTCGTTCGACAATCAAACGTGCTTGCTCGGCGGTGATTTTGGCCGCTCCATTTTTTTCACCTTTGGCTATTGTTCCAAGGCGAGCATTGTCCTTCTGGTTCTCCGATTGGCTTGCCCACCGAAGATTGCTCAGCCTGTTGTTCGACTTGTCCCCATCGAAATGGCAGACTTGCATCCCCGCTGGACGCGGTCCAACAAAAACTTCCAGCACCAGCGCGTGTACACTGCTGTACCGCTTTTTCCCGTCTTGATGAAAACAAACTCGTAGATACCCTTTCCAGTTCTTGCATGGACGCATGGGGAGTCCGTTCTTTCCATAGACGATGCCATCAGAATCAACGCTGTAACTCTCGAATCCAGGGACGGGCATTTTCATGACTTGGTCTCCGCATCGCCAGCAGCGGGAGCGGGACCGATCAGCGGGCGCAACAGGTCTACCAGCGCGAGCCACGGACGCTGCTCAACATGGCCCACGGCCTTGCATCCGGCCGCATGTGGAAAGTTCTTCTCGGCATAGCTGGCTATCTGCGGCCGCTTGCACTTCCGGCAGCGCAGGTAGTCGCCGTCCGCTTCCCAGCGCATGTAGAACGCGCAAAGGTCAGCGTTTATCTTGTGGCGATTCTGCTCGTCCTTCGCATCGTCCTGTGCGCTGGCGGGAGGGGTGCCTTCCTCACTCTGTTCGGCTTTGGAGGACTTCAAAGTGTCGATTTCGGTTTGCAACCTTTCAGCGTCACGCCGATATCCATCACGGGACGCCTCCAGATTCTGCAAGTCGCTGCGATAGTCCGCCACGGCGAAGGCATAGCCGCGCCGGTATGCAGCGAACAGTTCGTTGACGTGGCCGTCCTGATAGATGATTCCGCGCGGCCACAACTCTTTCGACTCACGGTCCATGCGGCGGCCTCGATGCTCTCGCTCGAACTGCCCCATCAAGTCATAGTGCTCTTTGGTCATCAGCATTTGTTCACGCTCCAGGGTAGAAGAAGGAAACGAGGCGGTTCATGGGCGGGCTCCGTTCGCCTGCCCGGCACGGACCAGGGCCACGGCGATTTGCTCGTTGATGAACAGCCGCGCGACGTCGATGCGCGGCAGGATGTCGTCGATCGCGCTGACGGCCACCGTCAGTGATGCAATCTCGTGGTCACGCAGCGCAAGCCGCGCCTCACACTTCGGGCCGATCTGGTTCATGGTCCGAGCCGCGCCGCTGATGAAGCCGTATTGCTGCGCGAACTTCGGGTCCTTGTGCACGGTCAGTCCGACCATGTTGATGATGTTGGCCAGGGCGTCGAAGGCCTCGGCATTCGGGGACAGGCGCAGCGCGGCAAGGGCGCCGTGCATGTGCGTGGCGATCAGGTCCCGCAAGCCGCCGGTCATCGGCAGCCGGGCAATGCTGGGCCTGTACGCCTTGTTGCGGGGCTTGCGGGCGTGGGTCATTGCGCACCCAGCCTTGTCATGGCCGACTTGACGGCCCCGAGACTACGGCGCAGAGCCTTCCGCTTCTGGATGACCAAGTGCGCGGCATAGCAGTGCGGGCATTCTTCGATTTCGGCCTCACCGATCTCCAGATAATCCAGCCTGCCTTCGCCGCCCCAGTGATCCTCGACGGTTTCCGGCGTGTACCAGCCTTTCAGATGGGTTTCCTGGTCGCCATTAGATCGGGCAGTCGGCTGCGCGTATCCCTCCGGCAGGAATTCGTCCGGTGGAATCATTTCCGTCTCACGGCGGAATCCCTTCAGACCATTGCACTGGTCCAGATGCTGGCCGATTTCCTTCTTGCAATCCCTGATCGCGCGCGTCAGGGCGGAATAGTCGCTCACAAGCTTGAGCGCGGTTTCGGGTTTCATCTTCGTTCTCGGTATAGGTAGCCGGCGGGCAGCGCCGCGCCGGCAGTGTTGGTTCGGGTCAGGGCCCCATGCCTAGAACGGCACGTCGTCCGCCATGTCGGCAAGCGTCGACGCCTGGGAGGGCTGAGTGGCGCTGCGCTGCGGAGCGGGTTGGGTTTGCTGGCGAGGTTGTTCAGCGGCGGCCGATTGTTGCTGCGCCGGCGCTCCGCCGAACTCGATGTTCGAGACCCGCCCAACCAGCTTGGCGCCGCGTTCTCCGCCCTGCCGTTCGTAGGTTTCGATGTGGACTTCGTCGATGGTGACGCTGACCTTGACGCCGGTCGTGAGGTACGGCGCGAGCGATTCAGCGCGCTGCCCCCAAAGCGACGCGTCCACCCATTGAGTCGGTCGCTTCCCGTCTGCGTCCTTCTTGCCGTAGGAAAACGCCAGCGCCAGGTTCGCCACCGGCTCGCCGCCTTGCGTGTGACGGACGACAACATCGCGGCCGATGCGGGCCAGACCAAAAAGTTGAGCCATGATTAAGCTGCCTCCTTGCGCAGCAGGTGTTCGTACTTGGAGACCAGACGCTCGAATGCCATCAGGTCTTCTTCCAGTTCTTCGATTGCATCGTCGTCGCGCTCGATGCGGATGGTCGTGAGCTGCCGGCCGATGGATTCCAGGTCGGGAGCCCACAGGACGAGGTCCACCCATTTACGACCCAGCAGCCACATGGCGCCGTTGCATTGGTCGATGTAGGCGCTGATATCGCCGTCAACCACGGCGGTGAACAGGGTGTCGGACGAGACCATCGTCTTGATCTCGATGACGCCGTCGTCGTCGACGAGGCCGTCCACGCTCACGCCAAACAAGCCGTCGCCCGTGGTGATGAACCCTGCCTCATCGACAAAGTTCCCAGTCTTCGCCTCGTAGGCGGCGCGGGCAAAAGGCTCCTGCTCGGTGCCGGTGCGCATGGCGGCATTCGCGAAGACTTCCGGTGCCCGACCACCGACACGTTCGCGCGCAACATCCATCGCGTACTTCAGGCAGTCCTTCGACGGGCCCCCGCTTTTCAGCTTGGAGCGGGCGTCCTTGAAACGGCTGCCAGTGATAACGCCGCGGCGGGCGTCCAGCCATTCCTGAGACCCTTGCGGGGCGGTGTGGATGATCGGGTCCATTACTGGTTCTCCTGTTTGAGCATGGCCCGCTTGTCGGCGTAGGCCTTCTTGAACGCGGCGAACGCCGCAAGGTTGTTGGTGGCCTCGATGGCCTTGCAGCCGTCTTGCCAAATCACTGCGGCGGCATCCATGCTGTCTGCCTGCGCCAGCTT